ATCATGGGATCAAACTTCACATGCCAGCGCTTCCACGGATAAAGCTGATCATCCTCGCCGGGCTGAAGCACTTCATCGTTGATCACGACCTGAGGCCCAGAGGCGATGGAGAGGTTGTTCACAAGGCTTCTGATGGCAGCGTTGCCAACAGATTGAATGTCGTCGAGCAGGTCATGCAGGCCGTAGCCCGCCATGGTGCCGGGAATCTTTTCGAAGTTGGATAGGTAGAACGGTGCGCGCTGGCGCGGGGAAGGATTCAACTGGACCTTGATGACAAACCGGTCGATGAGCCACGCCTGAACCTTGTACTCCTCAAGCTCATCTTGGACTTCTTCCTCCGTCATACCCCAATCGAGGAGAGTCTTGCCGCTCACCGAGCCGTGGTACTCGGCGGTGTCGATGAGTTGCGAACTGGTGCGAGCCCACTCCTCACGGTTTTCAAGTCTTGCGCGTTCAGTGTCATTGACATCCCACCATTCGCGAAACCCGTTGTCGTGGTAGCGCGCGAGGACTTCATCGATGGCATCGTTGTTGTAGCCGGGCAGCCCTCGCACCGCGCGTAGGTCCTCGCGCGTGAGACGAATGCGCTCCACAAACTCGGCCTGCCAGACATTGGCCGCACTCGGCGACCAGTACAAATCGAAGGGCGAAACGCGATACCAGAACATTTTCGGTATCTGCTGCATCTTCGCCTGCCCGTCCACCCACTTCAGTTGGGGCTCACGGCGCACCACAGGACCCTTGATGCAGGCGAAAGGGAAGATAGGCAGGTCGATCAGGAACTCCGCCAGCGCCTCGTAGAAGCCGCCCTCGTTGAGCAGGTCGTCAACCTGCTCGGTCGCTTTCAGCGTCTCATCGAAAGCCTGCTTCTTGGCAGCCTGCTGCGCCGCCTTGCGCAGCATCTTCACGCGATCCGCCACCATCTGCTGATCAACCTGTTGCCCGGCTTGCTGCATGGTCGAGACTTCGACGTTCACAAGCTGGTCAATGGATTCAGAGATGTTGTCTGGAACGGTGGGAACAGGTGTTGGTTCGATGTCCCATGGGCGCTCGGCCCCGAGATACACATCACGCAACAGCGCGGTCGCGCCACGACACTTGGTCGAGGTGATACGCGCGTACACCTCGCTACCACCAAACTTCTTGATGTCGGCAAGCTTGGTCGGATCGTACTTGCCCTTGTAGTTGCGCAGGGCATCAATCAACCGCTGGCCGATACCCTGTGTGTTTCGAAAGTTGCGCATCTCTTGCATGCGCCTGCGAATGTGCGCAGCAAGACTGCTGGTGATGGGGTCTTCGGTGGAAGCCTGTGCCTCCTCGGCTGCAACGCTGTCCTGATCGGCAAGCTGCTGACTGGAAACCAGACGCAGCAGAGTCTGTCGTGGTGGCACCGGTATGGCGGTTGGAGGCACGCAGAACTCCTTGATTTGCGGGCGAGGATATACTAAAGACACACGTCGTCAACTTACCCCACAGGATCACTCAATGAACGCTCGGGTTTCCCCGAATACGTCAGCGATGGTCACGCTCCCCGGAGCCGACGCCAATCTCACGCTCAAGTCGCTCAATGCCCACATCGCTGCCGAGTTAGCAGCAGGACTCTCAGACGCCGCTGCGGTGCGTGAGCGCTACGGCATCTCCGCGAAGCAGTGGAATATTCTCAAGCAATCAACGGTCTTCAGGCAGATGCTGGGTGAAGCAGTGCAGCGCTTCCGTGGTGACTTGAACGCAGGTGCGCGCATCCAAATGAAGGCGGACATCGTGATCGAGGATGCCATCCCCGCCTACGACGCCATCATCCACGGCAAGGACATCTTGCCGCAGGCGAAGATCGACGCAGGGAAACTCCTAGCGCAGCTTGCCGGTCGCAACGCCAAACCCGGTGAAGGTGGCGCAGTGGCAGGCTCAGGCTTCACGCTCAACATCAACCTTGGCAACCGCGAGAAGCTGATCATCGACGGCAAGAACCTCGCGGTCGAGCCCGATGATCAGTAGCACCAACGTCATCAACTATGACGCGCCGAAGACCATCACCGACTTCATGCTGGACGACTCAAAGGTCCGGCTGCTGGTAGGTCCGTACGGCTCAGGCAAGACCACCGGCTGTCTCATGGAGTTGATGCGCCGGGCTGTGATGGAAAACCCGGATGTCAACGGAGTGCGCAAAACACGCTTCGTCATCGTGCGTAACACCAGCCAGCAGCTTCGCCAGACCATTCTGGAAGACATCCGCAAGTGGTTGTCACCGGCCATGAACTACCGCGTGACCGACTCCACCGTGCAGTTTCGCTTCACGCACCCGACTCAAGGTCGCATCGAGAGCGACTGGCTCTTGATCCCGCTCGACCAGCAGGAAGACCAGCAGCGCCTGCTGTCCTTGAACATCACCGGGGGCTGGGTCTCGGAGTTTCGTGAGATACCCATCCGTATCGTGGAGGCCCTCTTGGGTCGCTGCGGACGCTACAAGCCACTCGGGGTCACGCAGAACGCATGGTATGGGGTGATCGCCGAGAGCAACCCGCCCGATGAAGACTCGGACTGGTACAAGAAACTAGAAGTCGAACGACCCCCCACGTGGAAGCTTTTCAAACAGCCGGGCGGTATGTCCCCGGGTGCTGAGAACAAAGAACCGGGGCGTCTCCCTCCTAACTACTACGAGGATTTGGTCGCTTCGAATAACCCAGATTGGGTAGATGTACACGTTCATGCCAAGTACGGAAAAAGTCTTTCTGGGCAGGCAGTTTTTCGCGCCTCCTTCAAGTCTGACTTCCACGTCACGTACAACAGCCTCAAGCCAATTCCAAGCCTGCCGCTCATGATCGGGCAGGATTTCGGTCGCACTCCCGCCGCACTGATCGCACAGGTAGACAATCGCGGTCGCCTCGTGATCTTCAAGGAAGCCACAAGCGTTGATATGGGCATAGAGCAGTTTGCAACCCGCATTCTTCGCCCACTCATGTTCAATGCCTTCACTGGCTTCGGGACCTTTATGGTTGCGGACCCCTCCGGCAAGGATAAAAACCAGATTTCGGAAGAATCCCCATTCGACGCACTCAAGCGGCTTGGCTTCAAGGTCTACGGTGCCCCCACCAACGACATCGACCCCAGAGTGCGCGCCGTCGAACAACTCTTTTTGCGGCAGGTCGATGGGGGACCCATGCTGATAATCGACGGTGGCGGCTGCCCGCAGCTTGTGCAGACACTGAAATTCAACTACCGCTATCGCCGCAAGCAGAACGGGGAGCTTGAGGACAAACCCGACAAGACCCACCCGTGGAGCGATCTTGCGGACTGCTTGCAGTATCTCGCGCTCTCCACCAACGCGAACTACACGGGCAGGGTAATGGCCGAGTCGCGGCCTCGCGTACGCAAACCATCGCCACCCGCATCTGCGTGGACCTAGAGGTAGTGCTCTTTGATCCACGGGCACTGCCTCTGGGTCACGGCATTATCAGGATCGTAATGCCCCTCGAAAAACACAATGCGCGCATCCTTGGGTAGTTTGCCGTGGTTGTTCTTGACGTGCATGCGGTAGGAATACACCCCATCCTCGGCCCGCCAGCGCTTCTCGTGCGGTCCCAGTGCATAGCACATCCACGCCTGATCTGACCCGTAGAAGCCCGCGCCGTTGGCACGCCGGATCGCTTTCTCGGGATTGGCCTCGAACCGTTCCCACACCTGCTTGCGGGCTCCGGCGTTCATCATCCACATGCTGCCGTTGTACGGCGTGCGGCGTCCGTCAGGCCCCCAGATGATGAAGTCTTCCTTGCGATTGAGTACCGGGGTCAGGTCACCCGTGACAACGGCATCGAGATCGAACGAAACAAATCGGACCCCGATCAAGAGCTTCATCTCCTCGGAGAAAGCCTTCAGGCGTCGGTGGCAGTTCGGGGTGTCCGGGCCGTAGATAGAAGGCCGTGTAGCATGATCCGTCCACAAGGGGATGATCCGCACCTCAGGATCAAAGCCTTCGGTCTGGTCGGTTATACAACTGAAGCGATGCGGCTCGGGGTAGTGCCGCGCGATCATGCGGCGCAGGATATTCACATGTACCGGTGAGAACTGTGAACGGTAGGTCTTGGTGGGCTTCCACAGCCAACTAACTACCTCCAGCATCAGAGCATTCTCGTGTAGGCGGTGCGGATAGGGCGCACCGAGCGCATGTCACCGGACTTCTTCTTGCGCTTGAGCGCTGCCACGTAGCGGTCGTGCCAGTAAGCGCGGTCGTAGTTGTTGGTGTCGGCATCGGGGATCACCGCCGAGCCCTCGCGCTCGCGCCGCCCGTAGCCGATAAGCACGACATCGGACATGTGCTCCTCCGGTGCCAGCACGGCGACCTGCCGCAAGAACTGGTTGTCACCGCCGTAGCCACCGCCACCAATGGCAGCCAAGTCCAAGTCGTAACCGTTCACGGTCCAGTACACGCTGTGCTTCACAAGGAAAGTATTGATGTGGACTTTCCGGTCATGCATGTTGGGAGCGAAGGTGCGCTCGAAGGTGTAGTGCTTGCCGGGATCAAGCTCCTTGGTGAGCATCGTGAACGCCATCTCGGGGGTCAACACAATGTCGATGTCGCTCATATAGAGCCACATGTTCTCACCCTTCTTGCAGGCTTCCTTGGCCCCGATGTTGCGCGCCTCGTGCATGTTGAACGGCCAGTCGGCAGCGAGCCTGAAGCAGCGCACCACGGCCTTGCACTTCTCAAGGATGGGCACCGGAGACACCTTGGAGTGATCATCGATCACGAGGATGCGGATCGCGTCCCGTAGCTCGCCCTCAAGGCGGTTCCAGTTGGCGACCTGCAACTCCAGCATCTTCGGGTTGTTGTAGTACGGGTAGATGAAGCGGCATGGAGTGATCACGCTGCCATCTCCCAGAAATGCTTGTAGCTGATGGTCTGGAATGCCGTGATGAGACTTCGGTGGTTGACGTTGAACACGTCTGCATTGAGCGCACGAAACTGCTGGGCGATGCCATCGAACTCGCGGCTCCAGTCTTCGTAGGTGCCGGGCTTGGTGCCCGTGTTCTGCTCCAGTGCCCACGGGTAGTCGGGATACCAGTGCTTCTCGCCGTGCTCGCCACGCTGCATGTCGAAGCCCAAGAGGAATATCCGGTCGCGCGCGAGCGTGCGCTGGTAGACGTAGTTCAAGGCACAGGTGCCGGAGTTGCTGCCGTTGAGCCTGCCTACCTCATCCGTCATGCCCCGGGCTCCATCAGTGTGTGCATACACATGCCAGAGCTTCGGCGGGGTAAAATTCTTCGGCGTCTTCCAGCGATACCACACCTCGGGTGGGTTCAGGGTCTTGAGTAACTTCTGGCGACCCTCAAGCCACAACCGGTCCATGGTGAAGGCCACTTGGCACTTGGTGTAGAGCGCCGAGTCGTTGACGGCGATGAGCCGCCCACGCTCCTCAAGCCCACGCAGGTTGTACGCAGCAACCGATGCGCCGCCTGCCAGCACGATGACGTTACGCACCAAAGGCGACCCGGACATATTTCTTGGCACGCTCTAACACCTTGGGTTGCCCAAACGCCAGCACCATCTCGCGCAGCCAGTCGGGCTTGGTGCGCCGGACTTCCGTCACGATCACGGTTGACTTGTGGGTGCATTTCTTCAGGTCCGGGATGAGGTTTCCGGGCGGGAAGTGAAACCCCCACGCCGCAAAGCTAACTACCAAGTCGAACGGCTCGCCGTCCCACTTGTCAAGGTCGTTGGGACCCAAACTGCCGACGCGGGTCAGTCCGTTTTTGTGGAGGAAGTCGAACGCAACCGCCATCGAGTTGTGCGGCTCGTAACTCCAGCGAACTTCAGGACCGTTCTCATCACCATCAAGCAGAGTGACCTGTGCTTCCTTCTGGTAGTGCTCCCACAGAAATAGCTGTATGCCACCAAGGCCACTGCCGATATCAAGGATGCTGTTGCAGCTAACAGGAAGAACAGGCCGGATGTTGACATACATGCTTCCCAGCGAATCTTCGTAGGCAGCGCACCACTTTACAAAATCATCCTTGGCATGGGCAACGCGGCCATGCTGGTTGACCAGATAGGTGAAATGTTTCTTATCGATGATCATGAGCATGGGCCACTACCACGCATCCCTTGCCGGGTGCTGGCTCGACGTGTTTCCAGCGCTTCATCAGTTGCGTCATCCACCAGTCAGCGGGCTGGATGATCAGGTGTGCATTGCGCCCATCAGGCAGGATTGCCTTGGCCTTGGCAACCGCAATGATGAAATAGGCCGCGCAGTGGGTACGCGCACGGATCAAGTCAATCGTGCTGTCAAGGAACTGCGGCTCAATATGCTCCAGCACATCGGTGCACACGGTAAAGTCCCAGATATCCTCGGGCAGCCTGTCGATGCCCTCCATGCCGGGGTCGTAACTCGTGACTTTCAGGTGCGGCATGGCCCACTTGGCAGTCATCTCAAGGGTGCGCTCCCCCGCGCCAAAGTCGAGCACGGTGGGGTTCTTGCGGCGGTACTGGAGGATCAGGGACAGCACCTGTGGCAGAGCCTTCCAGCCATGGTTGCCCCACGACTGGCGCTCGTGCAGCAGGGTGATCTGCCGCTTGTACTCGGGACTGATCATGAAAATCTCGGGGTAAAGATGTAGTCGCCGTGGGTCTTCTGCATCAGTTGGTAGTCGATGCTCGCAAACCACTCGCGGTACTTCTTGACGTTCACGTCCCAGATTTCCACGGTGATCACCGGGCGGAAAGCCTTGATGGTCTCCATGGCCCCGGTGAGTGCGTGAAGCTCGAAGCCCTCGACATCGAGGAACAGCGCGTCACAACAGGGAAGTTTGAGCGCATCGATGGTGGTGGTCGTCAGGCGCTCCTTGCCCTCCGGGTCCACCCGCGAGGTGCCCCCCGGGTGATACCGGAATGGCACCTCCTCGCCCACCGTGGCCCCTAACAACTCGTTGTGGGGGACGATCCCCGTGACGATGTTGTTGCAGAGCGCGCCGTAGATGTGTGGCACCGGCTCGAAGGTGTGCACCACGGAGAAGGTCTTGGCGAGGCGCAGCGGCCACATCCCGACATTGCCCCCGGCCTGCACGGCAAGCGCCGTCTTCCTGCAATGCTTGATTGCAAGGTCCACGTCCGTCACGCGCCGGATCATGTACTCGAAGCCCGCCTCCGCGTTGCAGTCAGTCGGCCACCACAGGCCCGACTTCGGATGCAGCACGAGTTGCGGCGGCTCGCGCTCGAACTTCATAGTAACGCCAGAAATAGCCGATGTGTCCAAGGTCGATTGCATGAAGCCCTCTCTTTGCCAGTCGATAGGTCAGGACGGTCGCCATGGCCCCCGCACACAGCAATACCCGGTTGATTTTCAAATCGGCACAATATGCGCAAACTTCCCGTTCCACGCGGTCGATCTCCTGATACGCATCGCGGCGCGCGCACAGCACCGGGTAGACGGTCTTGGCGGAAAGCATGGGATTGCGCCCCTCGACGAGCGACCGCTCGGAACCGCGTACCAGCACGACTTCACGGCCACGCCACAAGAGTTCAAGTCGGTCATAAAATTCTGCTTTGTCGATGTGAGGAGCCGAGTCGGGCCGGGTGATGAACTGCGAGTAATAGACCATCTTCTCGTCGAGCATCCTCGGGTACTTGTGCTTGTACTTGCCCCAGAACCACCACTTGGGCGATTCCGGGTTCATGTCCGGGATGGCAACGAAGCAGAATTTCTGCCGTGTCACGAGAATGTCAGCTAACTCTTGGCGCAACTTCGGGTGCGCGACCTGCGAGATGTTGCGCGCCCCGCCCATGGCAAGCCGGAACTCTCCGTCACCGAAGCGCGTGATGGACTTACCCGCGAGCACGCACTCCAAGGTGTGTGCTTCATTGACCACGGACGGATATTGGTTCACGCTTGGCCCCGCATCTTGCTTTCCTGAGTCATTCAACCCCGCTCCACACGAGCGGGGTTTTTTATAACTGGCGCAGAACTTCCCAGTCCTCCGAGAGCAGGTCGGTGTGCGAGGCGACCCATGGCACGATCTCGTTGCCCGCCGTCTTCATGGTGATGTAGGGCGACACCTGTGCACAGCCGTCACGGTTCAGTTCCGCGAACCTGCGGTTGTTGGCTGCCCAGAGATTGCGGCTATCTACCCGGCCACCGGGAGAGAGCGTGAGCCACATGCCCGTGCCGTTCCAGCCAGTGCGGCGCACCCGCGCACCTTCCTTCAGGCTCTTGAGCGCAAACTCGAACGATACGCCGCCGATGACGGCATCCTGCTGTTCAGTCATTTTGCGTTCCTCATCTTGGCAAGCTCCAGCACGCGGAAGTAGGAGTCAATGGCACGCCGGATGTGCTCGGAAACCGTGATGCCGGTTTCTTGCGCAAGCTTCTCAAGCTTCACCCCTTGCGGCTTGGGCAGGATGACGTGGCGGCGCTCACCCCCGATGGATTGACGGGCCATGTTTACCTCTTGTAAGGGCGCGGCGCGGGTGTGGGCGCAGGCGCATTGACGTTGAACGTGAAGCGCGTGTTCTTGATCTGGCCCTTACGATTTCGCGCATCGAGCCAGTCGGTGATCTCCTTGTCGTCCAAGTAGCTGCGCAAGGCTGCCATGTCGATTGACATACGCTTGGCCTCGCTCTCGGTGATGTACCACAGCACCATGGCGAGCTTTTCTTCCAGAGATTCTTTCATGACTACCTACCTAATGTCGCGATGTACTGGTTGGCGATCCACTTGCGAATGTTGGACAGGCCCACCGCACTCGACCCATCCAACAGGACCCCTGAGGTCACGATCTCATCGCGGTCGGGACCTAGAGGCAATGGCGCGTGCCACCACTCAGCGTTAGGCGCGGTCGGGTCGAGTGCGGGAATCGTCGGAAGCTCGGGCCAGCCGCCCGCCTCCTCCACCGTGTTCACGAACTGCGGGTCTTGGTGGACGCCGCGTATGGCATTGGCAATCTGGTCGAGCATCTTGTCCACGCCGCTCTTGTACAGGTAGCGCCTTGATGGCATCACGCCCACCGTCTCGCGCATGAGTTCCACGAACTCCAAGCCCTCCTGCACGGTGGGATTGAGCGGGTCTGCGGCAACCCTGCGCACGCCATTGAAGTCGAACCCGAGCCCCAGCGGCCACGCGCTCCTGCGTGGTGTTGGCTTGAAGTAGTCAGCCGGTGGAGTCTTGAAGAAGTCCTCTTGCGACTGGCTCAATTCCTTGGGCCAGCCGTACTGGCTGTTGAGTGCGCTGTACCCCGAGGAGCCGGGCGTGACATTGCGCACCCGTGCCAGCACAAGTTCTTCATCGCCTTGGTCGGGTCCCCTGACCGTGACGTTGCCAACGACATTGGCACGCATCTGCCGCTCGTCGGCCTCGTTGTAGTCCCCATTGTCATCGATGAGGATGCCCTCGCCACGCCCGATGTAATCCCGGCCATGGTTGTAGTGAAGGTTGTTGATGTGGGAGTAGTTAGCACAGGCGACCAGAGGATTGCGGTCTGTGGTATGCGCGTAGAGGCTCTGCATGGTGAGCGCAAGGTCGGCACGGCCCGAGAGCAGGTGCCCATACCCATGATCGACCCCCGGCTCGTGGTGGCTGCCTTCCTCCATGGCAAAGTCAGGCGGGATGTGCAGCGGCTCGTAGATGGCACCGCGCAGCCACGAGAGCCCGAGCGTTGCGTACCAGAACTGCACCGTCTCATCCATCGACCAGCGCCCCTCGCAGTTGATATGAGCGATGCGGCTGGTGTCGTAGGTGGACGAACTACCCTGCAACGCATCACGTTGTGTGGCCTGAAACTTCTCAGGCCCATCCTTGGAGGGCAGGTCCCCGACCCAGCTTGGC